TCCGCTGAAGAAGCTGTATATTATGGTTTCGCGGACGGTATTTACAAATGATAGATCAAACAAAGCAAATAGAAGATGCATGGCTTGGGATTAGCGTAGATGAGTCTAAGCTATTTAATCCTATGGATTTCGTCATGCAGGATTCTGACAACGAAAAGTTGCTAGAAAGAATTGCATGGCTCATGATGCGTCCAGAATATTTCTCGTTTGCTTGTAAGTATATACTAAATGTTGAGTTGTCTCCGTTTCAGTCTTTATTGTTATACGAGATGTGGAATAGAAAATTCCCAATGCTCGTTGGTAGTCGTGGTATGGGCAAGTCTTTTATCCTTTCTGTTTACCCATTACTACGCGCCTTGTTTATGCCTAGAAGAAAGATAATTGTTGTTGGTGCGGCTTTTAGACAGTCTAAGGTTCTTTTTGAGTACATGGATACCATCTGGAAGAATGCGCCTATTTTGAGGGATTTATGTTCAAGTAACAGTGGGCCTAGAAGAGATGTGGATAGGTGTGTTATGCACATCGGCCAAAGCACTGTTACTTGTCTCCCGCTCGGTGACGGTAGCAAGATTAGAGGTCAGCGTGCCAATGACATCATCGCTGACGAATTTGCCTCTATTCCTAGAGATATTTTTGAAAATGTTGTTGCTGGTTTTGCTGCCGTCGCCGCTTCTCCAATAGAAAAAGTTAAGCAAAAGGCTAGAGAAAAGAAGGCTAAAGAGCTAGGCATACCAATAAGCGGACCAGAAGAGCAAGATACTGGAGCGGCCAAATCAAACCAAATTATCCTATCTGGTACTGCATATTATGATTTTAATCATTTTGCTGAGTATTGGAAGAGATATCACGCTATAGTAGCTAGTGGCGGGGACGAATTTAAACTCCAAGAAGTTTTTGGTGGAGCTGTTCCTGCTGATTTTGATTGGAGAGAGTATTCTGTTATCAGGATGCCCGTAGACAAGCTGCCAGACGGCTTTATGGATAGCGGTCAGATAGCCAGAGCTAAGGCTACCGTCCATTCGGGTATTTTTCAAATGGAATACGGTGCAGTATTTACAACAGATAGTCAAGGGTTCTTTAAAAGGAGCCTAATCGAATCATGCACAACATCTCAGATGAAGCCAATAACACTGCCTTCTGGAGATGTGTGTTTTGAAGCCCTGCTGGAAGGTGATCCAAATAAAAAATATATTTTTGGTGTCGATCCTGCTTCCGAGGTTGATAATTTCAGTATAGTGGTTTTGGAGTTAAATGGCGATCATAGAAGAATAGTCCATTCGTGGACGACGACCAGAAAGCAACACAAAGAGAAGTTGAAATCGAAAATAGTAACGGAAGACGATTTCTATTCTTACTGTGCTAAGAAAATTAGACAGCTAATGAAGGCTTTTCCTTGTGTTGAGATCGCCATTGACGCCCAAGGAGGTGGTATAGCGGTTGTGGAAGCGCTTCAGGATAGGGATAAGATTGGAGAGGGCGAGGTTCAAATCTGGCCCACGATAGAAGAAAAAGAAAAAGATACTGACTATCATTCCGGTTTACATATCCTTAAATTATGTCAATTCGCAAAGGCTGACTGGTTGGCAGAAGCTAATCACGGCCTTAGAAAAGACTTTGAAGACAAGTGCGTTTTATTCCCATTCTTTGACACCGCTAGTATTGGTCTTTCCATAGAGCAAGACAAGGTTTCTGGAAGAAAGTACGACACTCTCGAAGATTGTGTCATGGAGATAGAAGAGCTAAAAGATGAGCTTTCTATGATTGTCATGACTCAAACATCAAGCGGTAGAGAGCGCTGGGACACACCAGAAGTTAAACTTGGTGCCGGTAAAAAGACCAGACTTAGAAAAGATAGATACTCGGCTCTGATTATGGCTAATATGTCGGCTAGACACTACTCTAATGTAGAAAAGATTCAAGAGATCGAGGTTGGCGGATTCGCCCAAGAGAACGCTTCTAGGTTTGGTAATTCTGGCAAGCTCTATAATGGACCAGCTTGGTTTGCTGATAAAATACAAGATATCTATTAAATTGTGTAATAATAGTATTACCATTTCTATTAACAATACTATTGGGAAAATTAAATGTCTGACGATCTATATCTAACATGGGACAATGAGTCTCAAAAGCAGGACGCATACAAGTCTACCGCCGATAATATTGATGCTTACGAGGGCATCCAAAAGGCTTCTGCGCATTCCTACGGTAGAAGAACTAGCTATATAGATATTGAGCCTAATCGCTCTGTCAGAACCAGCTTCAATAGAAATGACTACAATGCCTTTCGTCCCGGCGAGGCGGTTGCCACGAGACAGAAAAGACTTATTGCGCAATGTATGCAGGCGTATAGTCGTGTTGGTATAATTAGAAATGTTATTGACCTTATGAGCGATTTTGCTAGTCAGGGACTTGTTTTGGTTCATCCAAATAAGACAATAGAGAAGTTTTATAGAAAATGGTTTCAAGAAGTAAATGGTACAGACAGATCAGAAAGATTCTTGAACTATCTTTATAGAACTGGTAATGTTGTAACAAGAAGAAGTACGGCTAAAATTAACAAAAAGCAAGAAAGAGCGCTAAAAAGCGCGGTTGCCGCAGATACCAAAATAGAAGATATTAACTTTAAATCTAGAGAAATCCCTTGGGGTTATGATTTTCTTAATCCCTTGAGTATTGATGCTGTTGGCGGTGTGCAGCTTGGAAAGCCTGAGTATGTGATGAAACTATCACACAACTCACATCAAGCCCTCATGACTGCAAATAATAAAAAGTCTTTGCCTCAAGATTTATATAATAGATTAAAGAATGGCGAAAGAACTATTCCATTAGATAGAGATAAGGTAGATTTCTATTTTTACAAAAAAGATGATTGGATGGTTTGGTCTGATCCTATGATTAGCTCCATTCTTGATGATATTATCATGCTGGAAAAAATGAAATTAGCAGATATGGCAGCCCTAGATGGCGCTATATCTAATGTTAGGCTGTGGACTGTTGGTGACTTAGATCATAAGATCATACCAACAAAAGCCGTTATTAATAAGCTGAGAGATATATTAGCCAGCAACGTCGGCGGTGGAACTATGGATATGGTTTGGGGACCGGAACTGAAATTCACTGAAAGTCAATCTCAAGTGTATAGATTCTTAGGATCTGAAAAATATCAGCCGGTTCTCACGAGTATCTATGCCGGTCTGGGGATACCTCCTACCCTTACCGGCGCCGCTGGCGGTGGTGGTTATACCAATAATTACGTTTCTCTCAAGACTCTCGTTGAGCGTCTAGAATACGGTAGAGAAATACTGGCTACTTTCTGGAGAAAAGAAATAGCAATAGTACAAAAGGCTATGGGTTTTAGATATCCCGCAGAAATCCATTTTGATTCTATTGTGTTGTCTGACGAAGCGGCCCAGAAGAAATTGTTGCTCGATCTTGCAGATAGAGATATAATCTCTCAAGAAACTCTTCTAGAAAGATTTAGAGAAATACCATCTATTGAGAAAGTTAGAGTTAAAAGAGAGGTTAGAGATAGAGATACTGAAGCTTATGCTCCGCAAAAGGCTAGCCCTTACCATAATCCTCAACATGCCCACGATGTTGCCAAGATCGGTATCACCAAAGATATTGTTGATAGCGAAGAATACCTTGAAAAATATGGTATTCCATACAAGGAGCCTGAGACCCCAGAACCTGTTGCACCGGCACCTAAACAAGAGGAAAATAGCCCAGTTCAAGAGGCTGGTCGTCCGCAGTTTTCAAAAGATACAGAGAAAAGAAAGCAAAAGAGGGTGCTGCCAAAGAGTTCTGATACTACCGTGGCTATGCTTTGGGCGATGGACGCTCAGGCAAAAATCTCTGAGGTTTTATCTCCTATAGCGTTGGCGCACTTTGACAAGAAGAACATTAGAAGTCTTACTAAGTCAGAAGTAGATCAGTTAGAACATCTAAAGTTATGCATTCTTACTGGATTAAAGCCATTTATGGAAATTGATGAGACCGTAATTAAAAACCTATTACAGGCTCAAATAAACCCACCGCAGGAGTTTACTTCCTTTGCTTCAGAGAAGGTTGAACAGTTTGTTGATGCCAACAATAGACAGCCAAACAGTAATGAGATGAAGATGATTTACTCTACTGTCTTTGCTGAATTGAGCGATTTTTAGCAAGAAAAAACTCATATATTAAAAATTTGTGTATTATCAGACTGGAGGTATTTTTAAAATGGAAATATATAAATCAGAAATAGAAGCCGGTTTATCCGAACTTCTACAAAATAATAGTGTTGCTTATTGCGCACAAGCCAATCTTCATAAGGGCAGCCTAGAGGCCGCTAAGATTCAAATATCTGATGCGGATGTTCTCGAAAAGGTGGTAGCCCAAAATAAAGATCAGATGGATTTATACTATCTTGAGTCTATTCTAGTTTCTACTGGATGGAACAAAAACGATGACGTTTTTGATTCTGGTGAAACTTGGGCTGCTAGAAATACCCCAGAAGATAAACAATTCAATTTCATGCATAATGAAGATGATATCATCGGTCATATTACCGGCAGTTATGTCGTTGACCAAGAGGGTAATCGTCTTGAGCAAGAAGAAAAGCCTGATCAATTTGATATTGTTACTCAGGCCGTTCTTTACACTAGCTGGTCTGGTGAAGAGAAGCGCGAGCGCATGAATAAAATTATAGCAG